GGCAAAAGGTGCATTGCACCTTCACCCTCTTGGGGTGTTGTCAGGAGGCGGCTAATGTTGGTGGGTCTATCCTCCGAGCTTGAACCCATCAAGTCTTGCATTCGCATCTGTTCAGGCTTGCCAAGGAGCGGCTCACTGATTGATAACATTTGCAAAGCTGTTTAAAGTGAAGACTAATCCCTCCTTACACCACAAATATGACGGTAGGATGGGGATAAGCCTTGCCGAAGTTGTTGGTAGATTACGTAAATCCACGGTCTCCATAACCTGTTTGTCCGGTCATGGTGGAATATTTAGCCAAGTTTTGATCAACGATGGCTACGCCTTGATCTACCAAGGAATGTATGAGGCTGGCTCCTGCGCCCACTGCTCTACGCAGTATTGGGGAGCCTATTGACGCTATGCATCGCAAGATGATGCCGGAAAGTAAGCCCCAGTCATTGAAGGCTGAATCATAAGCGTGTGGAAGCTTGGCGGCCAAACAGTAGTACAAATTAAGAGCTCCCTCGTCTTCGGGAATGGCTGGAGTCGCAAATGGAGCCCAAGGGGAAGACCCGGGGACATTGAACTCTAGCTTAACCCTGTGCTTAATGTGAATTTCGGCATTTAGGGAGAGCCCTCGGATGTTCTCCACAAACCAGCCAAGGTTCATGTCGAAACCATCACGCTTCACGTAAGTTTCATCGGGCAGTACGGAATTAAAACCGACGACGGCAGCATCACTTGCACGAAGGATGCCACGTACGTCTTCAGCTTCATTCCAAACCACCACTTTATTCCACAAACGTTGTTGGATGTACTCGCCCTTCTTAACGACGTCTTGGCGTGCGTTAGTGTCTTGCTGGGCTAAAATGTTGTCCGCATAAGGGGGAGAGACGGTGTATCGCATAGCAACAGCTTGGGCTGCCCCGGCCACCGCCGAACCGCCTAGAACAGTGACGTTCTTGACGGACGACTCAGTGGCTGAGGCTGCGGAAATTACACGGCCCTCATTGGATAAGTCAGGCGCATTGAGATGAATCGTGTGTCCTTTGGACACTGTGCGCCATTTTCGGAAATAAGACCAGCCTGGGGCCCCTCCAGTGGAGTTAAAGTTGTCGCGCAGCGCTGCTGGCACGAGAACAGTAATATCAAAGGATGGGCCTGTAACTGGTATGGGAACACCGGTTGCTGGTGGTAGCATGGTAGTGGGAGTGAAGTAGCTAGGGTACCTAGCTGTAACATCCCATTCATTAGTAGTCATGCCATTAAGCACTTGACGTAGAACGTCTTGTGCGGGTGGCGTGTTGCCAGCATACCGGAGCACGATGAGTTGTGACACCAAATAAGGAGTGCTGAAGACTATTGCGCCCCAATCGTCAGTTGCCAACGGTGGTGGGACAATCAATAAGTCATCTCGGAGCTTAAGAAGTGTGCTATCTGTGCCAGATCCGTCAGGTATGCCAGCAAGCTCGGGTAGAGGGTCTTCGCCACATGGGTTTAGAACATCTCTTAACCAAGCTAAACCGGCTGCCGACTGGGGCATGTGCTCCGCTTGAATGGTCAGTGCCTGGAATTCTTTTAAAGTGAGACCAGAAAGAGTTCCGATCTCACGCAACTGAGCTCCACGACGTCTTACACGGGGATTGCTCCGGCGTGTTGGTAGGACGGACAAGTTGGGGGTCTTAGGCCCGCGCGGATTTCTTGGTCCCCGGCGTACGAGCGGAGCAATTTTAATTCCAGGTTTAGCCGCTTTGATTGTTTGCATGTTTTGTAGATTTTGTATCCCCCGTAAATTGCTATAACTAGAAAGATGAGAAGTACGATAAAGGTTGTGTCGTATGAGAATTTCTTTCGTTGGGGGGTTTTATTAGTGTTGAACCAATGGCCGAGTAAATCAAACATGTATGTAACCGCATTCGGTACAACTAAACCCCCACTTGACTGGGGTTTGCGGTATGGATCAGTTCATGATACTCGCAAAGCTGTACTTCGGTTGGAACGGCGTTGACGCTAATTTTGATACTACGTTCAATATGATATTGCTCTTCAACGCTGATGCCCCAGGCATCAGCGAAGTTTTGTCTGGTCTCCAAGGAGATGGTGGGCTCACCGAGCTTCCACCATCTTCGCATACGGTTGTAGTGTTCTTCCAACCATGGGCTGAGCCGGATCCTTGCGGCTCCGGGAGTTGCCTGTATCATCTTGGTAGCTAGTGTTGAGGCAATTGGAACGCCCCAACTAGCGGCTCTCTCACACAACCCGAGAGTGTGTATGAAAGCCCGCATTTTAGATCGACCATAATTATTGACAGACCAGGATGTTCGGCCTAGCACCCTCTCGGGGCGCCTGGCCATAGTCCATCCATAATCTGTGAATATAGGTCTAGCCTGACAAAACTCGAGTTGATTGAACTCAAGAGCCACCTCAAACTTCATGTTGAAGCCGAGGGAATGGAATATTGAAATGTTGCGTGATGCTGAGAGCTGTGATCTTTCAATTACGATGACTGAATCGTCGCCATTGACCATGATGGAATGTTTGTAAATACCATTATTGGTCAGATAGAGTTTAAGCATTGACCACATGATTAGACTGTTGCCCAACCCTGTGTCCATGTCGCCGCTCATGCGAGTCCCGTGGGTCTTATAAGTTAACCCAGATCTGGAACGCCCTGAATTCTCGAAGGTGCGTGTCCAGAGCCATCGAATACGTCGAGAGTCACGTGCTGGAAATAGTTTGCAATAAAACTCCATCATAAGGCGGAGCCACTTCACATCAACGCAACTGTCAAACTTACTGGCGTCTAACAAAAGGTACACTGGCTGTGAAAAAGCCCCACTCTTCTTGTGAAGTTCAGAGGCGATGGTAAAAGGGTCAGATTTCCCAACGATGTAGGTGTCATACTCGTCTTTGACCTTGTAAAACCATTGTTCCACTGCTTTAGTGTACCGTGCTTGCTCGAGGGCAAAAACCGGATGGCGATATTGAATCGCTCGAGGTGGCTTAAGCGGCTTGCTCATCTCGAGATCGGCCTTGTTGAAAAATCGCACAAGTCGGTGTTTGTGCAAAAGTCCTGTCTCATCTCGCTCTTTATGGGCGGCTTGATATTTAGCACGCCACTGCCCATGATAACCGCGTACTACCTTCCAGCGTTTCATGGGCAAGAGACTAACACCAAGACGGAGTCTATTTAAAAAGACATCAACGTCTGATAATGGTAAATCAACCGGTGGAGTGTCAACTTGGTGGCGATGCGTTAATGCCACTAGGTCGTTACAGAGACATCCATTATGAGTCCATGCTAAGTGGGTGTGGTCCAAGTTAAAGGATGCGTAGGGGTATGTACGTCGAGTGATTTTACACTCGCGGAGGCGTGGTAATTTGATGAAAGATTTAGCTCTGGCTTCAGGCCGTGGACCAACGCGGCCAGCCATACACACTGCCTCAACCCCACGCTCCTATGCTTTGTCTGGTTTATACATTTCAAGCGTTGTGGCTGGTGAAAACAATTGCCACCAACGCTTATTCTCTTTCAATTTGCCGTCCCGTTTGAATGCAGCGGCCTGACCCATTTGTCCGAAGAGTTTCTTCTTTGCCATCATTTTCATTCCTAATAACTCACTCTTTGTTGGTATCATGGCTGCCAAGACAGTCCAGTGCTGGATCTCAAGAAGGATCTCTGGCTGGAGGTGGTCCGTACGATAGGTTTTTAGGAAGGTCCGGGCGGCTCGATGCAATTTGGCTTGGACTTGCGAAGTTGTCCCTGTTTCGAGTGTGATTGTCTTAAGTGCGATGTAAAGCTCCAAATCGACGTAGGGCAGGCCTCTAACATCCATGAACTCCACCACCTCTAGTTTCTTGAAAGGGCGCGTCTCCTCAGGTCCATAAGAAGCATCGCAATTGGATGGTCCGCCCATTTCTGGGCGTTGGGTCGGCACAAGGGAAAGTTCCCAACCACCACCTACCATAGAACTTACCATTTTCCACCGTTTGTTAGGGTGAACAGCGGATGGTACGAAACTACACTGATTTCTCCCCAAACCATTTCCGTAGGGTTTCTTCTGCCAAGAGTTGTGCCACATTCCCAAGGTGACGCTCTTACCCTTGCCTAGGATATCAGCCTCACGATCGAAAACGGCTTGCTCTGACTCATAACCCTCATCGGGCTGTGGCTGGGGGGGTTTCTCATCCTGGATGGAAGTAGGTTCTTGCTCCTGAATGGCGTGGTCACATTCGGAGACTGCTTTCTCAAGTGGCAGCATTGGTGGTGGTGATGACACTAACGAGAGTAATTGAACCACTTGTTGGTGTTTTAAGTCTTTCTTTAGTCGTTCCTCTAGCAGAAAATCTCTCCAGATCTGCTCCCCATAATCCTTCTCTGACTGCACCCATTCGTGATTTTCGATGGATGCCTCAGCTCGCCCTTGCAGCACTTGAATCCACTCGCAAGCTAATTCGTGTGCAGCAGTGAGGGCGCTAAATTTCTTCGCCAACGCGATGTATTTCAGATGCCAATGCCTCTCCCGTGGGGGGGGCTCTGGTGGTGATTCACTATCTGAAGTATCGCTGACTTGAGAAGGGGGGGGGACCTTACGATGTCTCCGCGAGGAATTGTTCGATGCGTAGCTCTCCGACGATATCACTGACACGGAGCTTGAAGTCGAGTCGGCTGCTATCCCACGCGGCTCGTATCTCCTGTTTAAGTCTGGGGGACTCCGCGTTCTGAAGCCAGTGGGCAAATCTCGCAATGTTGTGCCGGGCAGCATTAGCCCTGCTGCGATGAGTCGTTGTTGGCTCTGTGCCACCTGGCGTCGGTAACGTCTGGCTTGAGTTCTTGTCAAACCATTTAGCACTCTCTGCTGGCTCGAAATGCTCTCCGTGGAACGAGCAAATGGCGCCTCGCACGAGTCGGGCTTCGATTGTGTCCCCGAGTTGTGAAATGTCATTGTTTGTAACGCGGGTGTTGCGGATGGTTTTGTATAGCCTGAAGGCTTCGGCATGTGCCTTGTTTCCAGCTTGTGACCAACGCGAACGTCTGTCAACTCGCCGGCCAAAGCAGAGATACTCGAAGTGGGCCGTGCTCGGGTAGGGCATTTGTTTGATGATCCACTTTCGATACGTGAGATCCTGCCCTCTATACTTCGCAACTGCGTTAAAAATTCTTTCGCCCATCTCGGTGTCACAGTTGGCAACACTCTTGAGTTGGTTGATTGCTTCTTGGCGTTGTAATTGCTCATCTTGAATTTGATACACTATTAATAATGCTGGTACAAGAGTAGTCTTATTGTTTTCACACCAATCCGCGCAACT